GACTGATCCGATTCTTCAACCATTGCATGCAGAACTGCTGGCCGTCGCCGCGGTACAGATGCCACGTCATCACTCGCTTGTAAATGTCGTCCGTGGCGATCGATGCCGTCTGCGTCGATGCGTAAAACTGGCCGTTGTACGAGATTTCGTTGTAGGCATTCGCGTTGTATCCGGCGCGCCTGGAGGTCGATGTCGTGGCGAGCACCGGTCGGCCGATCCCATAAACGCCTCTCCCGATCCAATCAAGCAGCGGGCCATTGATAAATGGTGACGTGTACAGCCCGAGCGGCGTCTGGTTAAACCAATCCAGGTATCCCTGCGTTAGCGAGTTGTAGGCATCGACGAATGCCTGCAGGTTTGGATCGTCCGAATACTCGGCGTAGAGATAGCTCGGAATCGTTTGCTGGATGGGCGTGACGGCAAATGATTCAATTTGCATGCATCACCCCTGATTGACCGTTACGCCGGTGCTCGAACACAAGAAATAGCTTTCTGGGTCCGATGCGATGATGTTCGTGCCGGCCGAGGGCGTCGCGGTCACGCCATTTATCGTTACCGCGAATTGCAGCGTCGTGATGTTCTGGGCGTCAATGACCGAAGCGACCGCCTGCTGGAACGTACTGATCATGACGTCCAAATTGATCGGCTGGCCGGCATAGATCGAGTTCAAATAGGCTTGCAACTGAGGTGCTGCGAGTTGCGCAACCGATCCCCCGGCCGTGAAATTCGGCAGCGTGGTATTCCATGTCACTGCGACCGCTACGTTTTGCGCCGGCGGATTCACGTAGGGAAGGTTGTACGTGTTCGGGTTCTGGAAAAGTGAGACGCTGACATTCCGAGGGTTGGGCGAGAATGTCGCGCCCCCGGTGTAGGATCCGAATCCGCTGCCATTGGTCGTGGTCGTAATCGATGTGCCGGAGACCGATGCCACCGTGTAAGTGATGTTGAACGCACTCGGCGTGGCGCCCGTGACCGTAAAGGTCGATCCAACAGCAAAGCTGCTTGCGAGGTTCGTGGTGACGACGACCGGGTTCGCGTTCGTCATGCCGGTGATGACCATCTGCGAGCCTTTCAGCAGCGCGATATCTCCCGCGCCCTGCAGAATCGCATTCGCCACTTCGTATGGATCACCGCCGCCGCAGATGACTTGCCAGCCGCCCGATACTTGGTTGATCGAGATGAGTCTTTGCTGAACGCCTGTAATCTTTCCGAGCAGGGTTTTAAGATATGCCGGGGTTCCCACCGAGGTTACGATGCCAGCCTGTAGCACGCGCGCGCGATAGTCTTGCGGGCTTTCCGTCGACGTGGCCGGTGCGCCCGCCTGCGGGTTCGTGACGGTTATCGTGTACGCACTCGGAACCGAGGTCACAAGTTGCGTAACCGTATTTGCGGGGATCGCGAACGTCCCGCTGCTCGTGGCCACAGCGTACAGAAGCGTTGTGGTGCCGCTCGTTGGGATTACCCCGCCATCTTGAAGGGCGTATTGGTTGGTCCCGTCGCTTACCAGAAAGCCGCGGGGCAGCACATAGCCGGCCGGGCCAGAAAATTGGACATAGACGCTGCCGTTTGCGCCGACGCCCTGCGGAATGCCGAATTGAGCGCCGAGTTGCGCCAGCACATAAGCATTCGCACCGTACGGCGTGACTGAACTGATAGCCTCGACTCGAGCCTGGTCGATCGCGGTCAGCGCGGCAACATCGGTCCCACTGATGTCATCAATCAAGCCGGCGGGAAGAACGGTATAGCCGGGCTGCTGCGTCGCAACGTAGTTGATGAGAGCCGCATAGAGCGTGGCGACCGGCGTCGGCGTGGGACCGGCAAGCGTCATCACCAACGGAATAGACGTCGGGCTGATAGTGCTCATGTGGCGATCGTTTGATTAATCACGGCCCCGCTATGGCATACCGCGGTGACGTTGTAGACTGGCGGGTACTGGCCCGGAACCTGGATGATGGCCAGGGATGCGAATTTCGGCGCGAAGTACTGCTGGATGTTCGATACGTAGTAGCTCGGCATGACCTGGGTCATGATGGTTTGATACTGGGGAATACCGAGATTTGCGTAGAACGGCGATTCGCCGAGGTTAAGTTTTAACGCCTGAACGAGGGTAGTCAGCCAACAGTTGTCGGAGAATCCATTCTCATCCGTCGTTATTTCTACCCATTGGTACGAGCCATCTTCGTTGTAGGTTCTGCCCCATGTGCGCATTTCTGACCTATTAAGCTATGCCCGAGACGCATCCGCCAACCTTTTTCACTCACGACCATCTCTGCGCGCTGTCCCACAACTACCTTGCGCTGGTGCTGTTCGTGAGCAGCCGGTCAGGGGCATTCGATCTGGCAATGGATGTGGCAAGACGCGCTGCGTTGTTTATCGAGCGCGATCTGGAGTCAATGAAAATCTATGTGGCTGGTTTCGACGCGACACTTGACGGTGTCGAGCTAGCGATCGACTTGATCCACTACGCCCGCGGGTGGAAAGGGACGCATTTCTACGTACGGGGCCGCATGGTCATCGGCGAGATGAAACAGGCCTATGACTTGGAGTCGGTGCTGAGATGCTTCTCGGATTCGTGCCATGCAGACGATTGGCGGGCTCACTGCCAGCGGACTATCGATTCTCCGTATTTCCCGGTTCATGCTCGACTCAAGCTCGAGCACATTCATCCGATGTTCCGCCATATCACGGCCGCCTCGGATGAAGGAAACTTCGTGTTCCCTTGCGCCTACATGCTCCAATGGTTCGAGGCTCAGCCCGGCCATCCGTCATCGGTACGCGATCAAATCCAGGCGGAAGGCGTTGCCAAGATGTGCGACGCGTGTCCAAGATTTTCTCCCGATGACTTCAAACTGAGGTAAGCCGTGGAAGATTTAAAAAAAACCATCACCGCCTTTCTGGCAACGCTTGCCATTCTTGTGGCGTTAGTATTGTTGTTCGCGAGCGCTACCGGCGGCCTTTGATTATCCTTGTGGTGGCCCGGTTTCCGTTTCATTCCCACCTCCCGGAAAGTATGGGTGGGTATGGTCTTCATATAGAGCGCCGTTGATGCTCAACCCGGCGCCATTGAAGACGATGGTGCTCGCACCAAATGTCATGGTGATACCGGCGGAGTCCAAGACGAGTGATGTCGAACCAAAATTCAGTGCTGTTTCTAACTCATTCACGATCACCGTATTGTTGCCGAAAGTGACCGTCGTCCCACTCGTGTTCGTGACGATTTCGGAGGTCGTGCCCGTTGTCGTTCGGATGATCGCGCCGTTCGGCCCCTGTACTTGGGCCGCGTTTTGATCGATCGGCGGGGATCCGACGTTACTGACCGGAACGAAGACCAGCGTTGAAAGATTACCGCGGCGGGTCATGGTAGCGGTGCCGCCGCCTATGCCCGATACCCCTCCGAGATAGACGTCGGCCGGCATCGTCACGCCCTTATCGCCTACCTGGGTTGGCATCCTGATCCAAGGGCTTTCGGCCTTCGGAATCGTGATGTTCGGCAACGACTGCGGGGAATTTTGGACATCGAATGCGACCGTCACGACCGCGCCCGCGACCTTTACGACGTGGCAGGGTAGGGCATATCCCTGATTCTCAATCGCCTGCGTGATGCGATTGATCGCCAGTTGATTTGCTTTCTGCTGGAACCAAAGCTTTGCGGAGTTCTCAGCCATTTGGGTTCATCACGCAGTTAGCAATCGTCGCCCATTGAGCAGCGTCTTTTGACCTGAAATTTCCGATCTGACGAAGCTCTTGGACGATGAAGTTGTTTTGAAACGCAGTCTGATACTTGACGGTAGAAGGGTACGAGTTAGACGTCGTCGTGACGAAACCCGGCAGGTTTTGATATCCCTGCGGCATCCTCACGACTGAACCCATGCGAAGGTCTGCTCGAGCCACCGTCTTGAACTGGATCGTGTTCACCGCCAACCAGGTTGGTTGCCCCACGAAGTCGGTAAAGACAAGTTGCACCGGAGACGGCGAATAGGTCGAGTCAAACACAACGATGCGACCGGCTTGAATGCCGATCGACACGCGGTTGTCGAACATGCCCTCGGTGATGTCTCCGACTATCTGAGCGAGTTGGTCCAGGGTTCCACAGACATGGATTTCGTCGAAGTTCTGCGTGATGTTCGGGCTGATATTCATGTCCACCGGAACGCCTGCGTAGGCGACCGAGAACGTCTGCCTCAGCGCAGCATCAAGCGACATACCGGCGGTCCAATATAGGACGATATCGCCTGGGTTATCGACGGTGTAGCCCCCTGGGATGACGACGAAATCGAGCGTCTGCTCAGTTCCCTCCCAATTTCCGAAGCACTGGAAGACCTGACCGCGGAGGACCGTGCCGGCCTGAGCCGGATTGATCAGCGGCAGCCCTGGCGCCTTCATCCCCACCTTGAGCTCCAACGTCATGCCGGCGAACTGCTGGGGCTGAGTCAGGTTTTGGAGGCCGATGCCCTGCAAGGTGATCGACGAGGCCCCATTGGGCGTACCGTATGGTCCGATCAACGCGTCGTATTCGATGTTTAGCGCCGCAGGATCAAAAATCCCGCCAGGATGAGACGTCCATGTCTGCGTCGGAGTCGTTTGCCCTTGAGGCGTAAGCGTTAGCGAGTAATACCTGCTCACGGCGTTACCTCAATGTTCCCTGTGTCTTCGCGGTATAAAATCTTGGATGTCGAAAAAACGCCAGGTGCCAGCGCGACATCGAAGGTTAGCGATGACCCGACCATCGGCCCGCACCAGATCGTATTGCCATTCTGGTCCACGATCGTCAGATACCATCGTTGCCCATAGACGTTCCACGTCACGTTGCCCATGTAGCTCACGCCATCAAGGGTCAACGGAGCCGAGAATGGCGGGCTCGCTGTGTTGACCGGTGAGAAAGGAATGAGCGTCGTCACACGGGGCTCGATAGATATTGATTCACCACGCCGGCGAATTGCCCGACATTGGATAGCGCGTTTTGCGCGGCCGATCCGATGGCCACACTAGGGTTGGACCAGAACGACGTTCCTGCTGTGGTCGGGGGCGTCACTTGACCGCCGCCCGATAGCTTCGACATGAGCGAGTTGTACGCATTCGTCGCTTGCTGTCCGGTGATAAGCGGTTGCACGAAATTCCATTGATATTCGATCTGCTGCTGTTTGGTGCTGCCACCAGTGACATCCACGACGTCAAGCAGCAAGCAGTTCGAATAGATGCTTGCCGGCGTGGCCACGATGTAGGTTCCGCCCGCGGCGTTGTGTGCGACGATCGATGTTTGCAGCGCGGTCCAGACGGCGAGCTTCGTGAGATAGCCCGCCGTGTCCTTGACCGGCGCGATCATCCGCAGGCTAATCGCCAACGGATTTTGGATAGTGGAGTTTGCTGCTACCTGCTGATTCGCGAATGGGAATGTCGCCACTTGTTGACTTACCAACGTCGATCCAGGAACCGGCACGAACCGCGCGAAGAAATCATCGGTTCCTAGGCTTCCACTCGAGAGCGCGCCCTGAATCGCTGAGCCCGTCTGCCCCGTCAGCGCAATGATAGGCAGCATGCCACCCAACGCGTTCGCCGCAATGCCGCCGACCAGGATGATCGGGCTCACCTGGAAGGCGAGATCGTAGGCTGTTGCGAATACCGGTTGGGTCATATCAATGCGGCGCTGCGTTCATGGAGACCGCTACGCGGCTCGGAGTCGAATTGGTGATGTCGATTTTTACGCCTTGCCCGTTACGGGCCATCAGAGCCAGAATTTTGCTGATGTACTGCTGGGTTTCCTTTGGCGCATAGCGCTCCCAATCGTCGCCGTGAGCAGCGATGTCGGCATCCAATCGAGGTTGGTCCCTGTTACCCATGCCCCAGTTGTACGCCGCTAGCGCCTTTCGAACGTCCCCGCCGTATCGTTTCAGCAGGTAGGCGTCGTACCGAGCGCCCGCATCCATGGAGTCTTGAAGATTATTGATGTCTCCACCGTTTCCCCATTGCCGCCAGGTGCCGGGCATGAACTGCATCGGCCCTTGTGCGCCCTTAGGCGAAAGTAAATGCTTTCCGCCACCCGATTCGATTTGGTATTGAGCCGCCAAGATGCCGGATGGCAGTCCAGTCGCGGATTCCATCTGAGTAGGGCTTGTCGACATGCTAAGAATGTTACTGCGCAGCCAGTTACCCATTGACCTAAGCCCGGAGGTAACGCGCCCCTCGTTGGGCTGAGCGACGCCCGGGTTTTCGAGCGCGTCGAGCAGGCTCTTAGCTTCCGGCCCAGCCACCTTGAGGAGATTGATCGCAGCCGCCGCCGCGGCATCGGCCATCGTTTTAAGCTCCGGGCCGGCATTGGCGAGTTGGTCGTTAAACGTGTTGATGACCTCGGCCCAGTCCGATTTGAGAGCAGCCTTCACGTCCGACGCCTGATCTGCGGTGCCTTGATCAACGGCGGCCTTTTGCGCCGCGATCAACTCTTTCTGCTGCGCCTTTTGCCACTCTTGATCGCCGTAACTTGCCCCCGTGCGCAGTTGTTGCAGCGAGAGGAAGTCAGTGAAGCCGTAGGCTTGAGCCATCGATGCCGCGGGCAACCCGGATTTCTGCCACTCTCGGTATTTCCCGCTCGCCGCTCGAGCGAAGTCGTATGTCAGTTGCTCGGCGTCTTCGTTCTGGATCTGTTGCGGCGTGAGACCGGCCGAGATCAACGCACGCCACTTCGACACATCACCCTGGGCATTCGCGATGTTTCCGAGATCGGAGGTGCCCAGCCCGAACTTTTCGAAATTCGCTGCGAACGCTTGCGACTGACCGATTTTCAAGCCAAGACCGCGAGACTGCAGATTCTGGCCAGCCAGTGCATTTACGGATGCAAACACGGCGGCCGGCCCGGAGAGAGCTACGCCTCCGAGGGCACCAAGCTTCAAAAGCATGCCACTCATCCGAGAGATGTCTTTGTGCATCTCCTTCGATGCGCGAGCCATCAGGCCCATCTGCTTCGCGCCATCCTTGGCCTTGGTATTGAACTTGTCCTGAACACCACCAGCCTTGTGCATCGCCTTCGTGATGGCATCGGCTTGGATTGCCGCGATCATCAGGAATTCTTGCGAGTGTTTCGAAGACTTGGAGAAATCCTCCATCTCTCCGCCCGCATCACCCAGCACGCCGACGACCTTTTTCCAGTCTTCGGGCATGTCGGCCAGCTTCTTCTGGTATTCCTGGAAGAGGCCGTAGAACGCAGCAAACTGGCCCTCTGGATCGAT